CTTGGCAACTGTTTCTTGAAAAGTTTAACAAGATTAAATCTAAACTTGAGGCAAATGGAGTTGTTCAATAATGGATGACCAAACTAAAGAACGAAAATCATTAGGTGTAGTATTTCCTAATGTTAATAAAGAAAACCCAAAAAGTTATGACCTTAAAGGAACAATAACTTTACCTGATGGAAAAAAATATAGAGTTGGTGCTTACAAAGCTGAAGCAACTGGCTCAGGAAAACTTCCAGCTGGTTCAACCTACTACTGGATGCACCGTGTAGAGGAATTGGAACTCAACCAAGCTGATACATCATTTGATCCAGCGAACTTGGAGTAATCATGGACACGGATAAATATAAATCTATAGCCTTGAGCATGGACACTTATAAGAAGCTGAGAACATTATCAGACGAACAGTTTGAGATGCCTCAAAGTCTTGCAAAGACTGCTTCGTATTTCATTAACGCTGCCTACTCTGCTCATGCAGATAGTAAAGATAAAAATGCAAAACGAAAAGCTTAAACAGATCCGTCAAGCTAAACATTTAGAGTATGGATCATTCGATGCCAATATGAATAATATCGGCAGAGCTTGGTCCTCTCTACTTGGATTGAATAAAAATATTCCAGGTCATGTAGTTGCCAATATGTATGTAGTTGCAAAACTTATTAGAACTCAAGGAGGTTTTAAACAAGATACCTACGATGATGCAGCTAACTATCTTTACCAGGCGGAGTTAATGCAAAAAGGAAAAAATGAGCAATAAAGTAATTAAATTTCCTAACACTCCTGAGAATCAATTATCTGAAGCGCAGAAGTTAGCGCTTGAGATGGAAACAGAAAAAAATATGTACCAAGAAAATATCGAATGGATGTTTAAAAAAAATGACTGGGATAAACTTCCAGCTATTGACGGAAGATCTTTAGATATGTTGGCTTTGTTTGGAGATGTGATGAATTTTACACCTGAAGTTAGTCAAAGAATAATCTGCAAATTAGCAGAGCAAATTAAAAGAAATCAAATCATAGATCCATTGGAGGAATATTTATCATGAGTAGAAAAGAAGGAGATAAAGCTTACGCAACATACGTTCATTACCAGGCATTCAGTAGTGATATGCCAATACACCAAATTAACCAGACTAACTGGTATCTAAAATTTGAAGATAACCTTCCAGCATTTTTTATTAAAGCTGATGATGTGTTTCGACAAATGCCACCGTTGGCGTTCTTTGCAACAGCAGAAAGATCAACAATTTATGATTTTACTGGATGGCAAGAACAAACGGAAACTTACTTTAAATTAACCATAGAGGAGATAAAATGCCTAACAGACAAAGAACACCTGAAGAACTTGCCTTCAATGCCACAGTTGGAAGCAACATCAAGTACATCAGGAAATTAAATAACTTTACACAAAGCAGAGTTGCAAAAGCAATTAACGTAACATTTCAACAAATTCAAAAATATGAAAAAGGAGCTAATGGAGTAAGCGCACTCAAGCTTAAACAGTTAGCAGAATTTTTTAAATTAAGAGCTGATGTAATTATAGATCCAAACTTTATTGAATATCATAGAGGACTAACTCTAAGAAATGAAGCTAAAGATCTTGAACACGCAATAGAAATGGAGGCTTCATGTCGATAATAAAACCTAAATTTGTAGAGATAGAAATACAAGAGCAGACAGATCCAGATAGAGCTTCACATTGGATGACTATTGTTAAGTACCAACCTGAAGTTAAAGAAGGTGTAATGGATGGAGCGCTAGAAATTAAAACTATTTTAATGACTGACTTTGATCCAGTAATTAGATGGACCAGAGATCTTGGAGATAAAGTTGTTGATGTACCTGAGAATGCAGAAGCTGCACTAAAGCAAAATAGAATAGAAGCTGATCGTAGAGAAAAGATAGTGGTCCACCATGAGTAAGATAATTAAAACTACTCAAGGAGAAGCTCACTTTGTAGTCAAAGAAGAATACCCAGATGAGAATAAAGCTATTGAAGGTAAAGATCCCACTACATCAGAAGCTGACATTCAGGAACTTAAAATTGAAAATATTAAATATAAATTAAAAGAGGTTATTAAAAATGAGTAACGATCAAAAACTTTTAAGATTAGAAAAAAGACATAAAGGTTTAGCAAGAGTTACAGCTGCTATTAATGATCTTTATATATACGGTGTTTATGAAAGTAATTACCCAGCATTAATGGATACATTAAATGAAGCTAAGGATGCTTGTAAGGATGAGTTGAGAGATACTCATGTTGAGATAGTTGCTATTACTAAAGCTAATGAGATAACTAAATTAACTCCGAGTACAACAGAGCAGCTCCTGGAGGACTATGACGAATAGTGGAATGTTTGAAGATTCAGAAAAAATAGAATACTTGGAAAACCAAAATAAATTATTAAAAGATAAATTAAAAAAAGCGGTGTCTAAAATAAAAAGAATTGAAACATTAGAAAAGCATCACTTAAAAAATAACGGAGATTTGAGAGTACACATTAAGAAATTAGAAAAACAAATTGATACTCTTAAAAAGGATATTGAGATTATCCGAGAAGGAAACGAACATTTAGGCATTTACAGACAAAATTAAAAGCTCTCACAGCTACGGAGGCTACGATCTTGCAGCCTCCATAACATCTAATACTTACTAATTATTATAACCTAAAGCTTTTTCTGCTTTAGCAGCTCTCTCTTGTCTAAGTTCTAAATTACCTTGATCATTATGATTTCCATATCTATCAACTGTAGTTGTCCATCTTGTATGACCAACTCTTTCTTTAATGTAGTTAGGAGTTAATCCTAATTTTTTCATATTATTAATTAAAGAAGTAGCGTTGTAATGCCTCCAAGTTTTAGTAGGAAAATCTGCATACTTACTTTCAATAACTTCGTATTGTTCAGTATTGCTTTTCATAAACCATTTCATTTGTGCAAGACCAACAGCTTCATAAGTTCTCCATACAAGCTTTCTAAAAGTGTATGAACCAATAGGTCCATCTCCTCTACTACCAGCAAATAAAAATTTATTATGAGGTCTAGCATCAAACATATAATCAAAGAACCATTTAAGATGTTTAGCTTGAGTAGTAGTAAAATCTAAAGTTCTATTACTACCTCTATTCTTTGTCTTATGTGCTAAGCCAGTTCTAACAAAAGCTTTATCAATCTTGACTGTTTGGTTTTCAAAGTTGATACTTGATTTTCTAAGACCTAAAATTTCTGAAGATCTTAAACCGAATATAGCTAGAAAAGAAAAGATACCATAAGCTAAAGCATCATTCCTTGATCTATCTTTATGCTTTTCAATATATGATAAAACCATATCCGCTTCTTTATGATCAATAACTGGACATTCAGTTTCATATAAATCAGCATCATTATCAGGTAATAAATATCCTGATCCATGTTCTCCAATTTTCCACTCTAAAGCAGAAGAGAAATCATGATGCAATTTTTTAAATAAACACCATCTCAAAAATGTATGGATGTGTTGTATAATCCTAACATTAGTTTTATGAGGTACTCCAGCTTTCTTTAAATTTTTAACAAAGCTTTCTAATAATGGACCATCAGTTTCATCCAGGTATTTATCTTCTGGAAAATATAAAGATAAGTATTTATCGCAGTAAGATTTATAACCAGATACACCACCTACGGTTTCTCTTGATCCTTCTATCTCTGCTTGTTCAATACGGATTAAACCATATTCTCTGAACTTATCCATAAACTTATATCGATCATTAAGCTTAATCTCTTTACGGATTACTGCTCCTGATAGATCATTACAGTAGGCTTGAGCTTCTTTTTTATACTTGAATGTTAATGTGTTGTGATCCTTGCTTTTGATCTGCTTACGACCATTGCTATAGTCTAGGATTACATATTTCTTTTTTCTTTTTATAACTCTTAGATCAGTCATATAGATTAAATAACTGCTGAGGATAGATTGCCAAGAGTTTTTTTTTCACGAACGCTCCGAAGTATAGGATGTGAAAATAAACTGGTGCTAAGAATGGTGCTGATTTGGTGCTAATAATATCTCCAGAATATACAATCTGAAATATTCTAAACTCAACTCCAAATAAACTCCTATGTTTCCTAGTAAATCTAAACAAGCAGTATTACCTTTCATTATTAATTGTTAATAAATGAAGGATTTAATTTGGATTTTGCGTGACAGGCGATCGCTCTAACCAACTGAGCTACACCCCCACTTTAGTTATTTTGGTGGGTAGTAAAGGACTCGAACCTTTG